AGCAGACGCAGAATTTGCGCTATTTGTTGCTGATGTCGACGATGCGCTGGCACTTGATGCCGAATTGTTGGCTATGGTTGTTGCCAGCGCGACTTGGGCAGTCGCCAGAGCTACCTGAGCCGCACCGTTTGTGGTCGCCAAATTGGCTTGTGTGGTGGCAGTTGAGGCAGATGAAGCGGCGGCTGTGGCGTGGTACTTGGCAGAGTTTTCGCTGGTGTTGCCTACAGTGCCACTGGTTTTGGTGGCCCAGTCTTTTGCGGAGCCAGTGGTGGTGTCTACTCCTGTGCCGCCAATGGCGTAGGCTTTGGATGAGTAGTCTGTGGAGTCGACAATACCGTTCGTCTTGACTGCCCAGTCCTGTGCGCCAGACACGTCGACTATCTTCTCAGTGTTGGAGCTTGATGTGAAGTTTGACTCGCTGGCGAACGTGGTGCCGCTTGTCAGACCATGCACGATGTACACGTCATTGTTGGCGACGGTGACAATGTCAAAGTTGTTGTAGGTGGTGCTGTTGCTGAACGCACCAGTGATGTTGAAGAACGTGGTGAGGTCTTGCCAGCCAGAGGAAGGGTTGGCGAAGTTGCCGATGCGGAACTGTATTTTGTCGGTGGACGCGTCGAAACGAAACTGGAAGTTGCTGTTGCGGAACGTGCCAGTGGTATCGAAGATGTCTTCGATCATGTTTTGGAGCGTGCGTGTTCCTTGCTCGACGTTCTCCATGTAAGTGTCGAGAACGTGAGTGCCTGTCTTCGAGGAGCGAAAACTTATCTGTTCGCCAGTGGGACGTGTCTCAGCCATTAGTCGTAATATCCCATGTCTTTCATAAGTTGGATCAACTTTGCCTTAGTGATGGCGTACTTGTCGTCCATCTCTGGAGTCATCTCAACCTTTATAGTCAGCTTGCGAACCTCCTCCCGCATACGATCAATTTCGGCCCTAAGTGACTCAACATTTTTGCGACGCTGTGTGTTAGCAGAGTTAAGCTCAAGAGTCTGAACGCGATCCACCTCGTCAATGTAATCAGCGATGCGACCATCTATGTTTTGGCGTAGTGCCTGACGTTTATCCATTACGCTGTGCCTCACTCATTGGAATTAGATTGCCCCTCTCAACTTCACGCTGGACATTCTCTTGTGGTTGTACGGATGCCCCGCGCATCTTTTCCATAAGTTGCATCTGCTGAGATGGGCTTGGCCCTTCAGCTTGCATCTGCTCCTTAGATATGCGGAAACGGTCGAGGTCAGTGATGCCCATGGCGCGGATAGCCTCCTCGGCGATCTGGCCAGCGTTGTACTCCATGTTGAGGCCCGTCTGGGACATGATCTGGAGCATGCTCATCCACGTCTCAGCATTGCGCGTTGGTTCGAGCGGCAGGGTGCCGTCGATGACCAGATAGTCGATGTTGCCCTGCAAGTCCTTGCGGACGTCGTAATCGAGGTAGCCGTCTTCTACAAGACCAGACAGTTGGTTGGGCATCTCGCGTTCGTCGATTTTTATCGAGCCTTCCATCGTAAGGCTGTCTTGAATGTTGGCGACCATCATCCTGACCATTGGGCGGATTGTGGTGGCAGACATTACGCGGGCAAGAACACCAAGTCGTTGTGATCCAAGCTGTGTAAGGCGTTGGATTTCCGTTGCTGTGCGGATGCCGTCTGACGTTGGCATTCCTTGCTGCGCGTCTGAGGCGGCAGACACTCGCTGCTTCAGCTCTGACATTGCGCTAATATCTCTGAAGTGGCCGCGTGTCACGTCTGGTATTTCTGCAATAAAGACGCCGTCACCCGGCTTGCTACCGGGCAGAGTGCGAACGACGCCCCATGGGTTTCTGTCGATCAGGTCTGGGACGCTGACTTGGGTTGGGTCTACGAAGATGAGGTTGTTGAGGGCCGCGCTGATGTTGTCGATGCGTGAACGCATTAGGTAGGTGGCGATGTCGTGCATCGGCAGGATTAGATCGTAGAGTGATTGGCCATAGGTCTTGTGGCTGTCTTGGTAGAGGCCGCCGATGACCGCAGGAAGCTGTCTGCCGTATGGGTTGAGTTGAAAGCGGATGACCACGTTCTCGTCAAGGATTGTGATGACGAGGAAAATTTGGTCAATAGATGGAATGTTGATTTCGTGGCCACTCAGTCGCACCCACGCTTCATCGACCACCCGCGCGTCGCCAAGCGTAAAGTACGCATGGTCGAAGCGTTCGCGCTGGTGTGGTGCGGCGGGGTCGATGGATAAGCCCCGACCCTCTTCCCTGTGCCACTGGTGTGCATTCCAAGCGTTACGAGGGGGAGAGATTTTGTGGCGTAGCGCAGGAAACATCTTCAGCTTGGGATACATGTTGCTGTACGCAAGACTATTGTAGCTGACGTAATCAGAGAAAACGATGTACTGCATGCTGTCCCAGTCGCCCCAGTTAACCCGTGGGTCAGGGAAACAGCGACGTGGGTCGAAATTGATCATACGGTTCTGGTTAGTCTGGGCGTCCCAGACGACCTTTGTGGGGGCGAAACCGTACCTGATGCTGTCGAGGAGGAGTTGGGCTAGGCGTGCCTCGCCTGCTGTTCGGCGCATTTGCTGGTGCAAGACGCGTTCGAGGATCATCGAGGACTGGCGCGATTTGCGGTTCAGACCCTCCAACTGAAACATCGGGTTGCGCCCTGACAGCGCGGCCATCAGGTAAGTAAGAACGGTGTCGGCGATTGCGCGGGTGTCGGCAATGACAGCCTTTTCTCGGAAGTCCGTTGCTCCTGCCGGAACGTACACGTCGTGAGCGCGATCTGCTTCTTTCCAATGGTCATACCTCTTGCGAATTTTAAAGTAGGACATGTCGACCATGGACTTAACGTAGTCCACAATGCGGCGTTCTTGCTCATCGTTGAGGAGATGTGAGATGTCTTCGTATGAGATAAGCTGCTCTGCAAACTCAGAAAGATCAACAACAACACCCTCGTTTGGGCCAGCAACATACTCCGCATTGCGGTAGCCACTGCCTGACGAAATAGTGGTTCTTGTTTTTGGGCCATTTACACTCATAACAAAAAATATACTTTCTGGCTTTTAGATGGTCGTCCTTACAGACCCCAGCCGCGCCAACTGCTCATGGTTTTGTCCACTCGTGTCTTGAGAGACTTACCGAACGACTCGATGGATGTGTTGTTAAGGGACTGCGTTGTGTCTGCTTGCAAACTCCATGCGTCTGGAGAAATTGATGTTCTGGACAAGACATCAACCGCGATAGTGAGGGCATCGACTTGGTCGTCGTGGTTGCCTCCGGGGAAAGTTACTGCCTCATCTATGAACTCGTCTAACCACTCGGATGTTTCTGGCAGAAAAACTCGCCCACCTTCTACTAGGGGAAGGATGGCGTTTACGCGGGCGACTTTGTCGTGGACGACTTTGTAGGGGATGACTGAAATGCCAGACTCGCGCTTCAGTTCTTGCAAGAGAGATTGGCCAGACGCCTTGTCTTCGATGTACATGGCACGGAGACCCTTACCGCGCCAGCGGTTGTTGAGGCGTATGAGGCGTTGCTTGAGTTCGGGGAAGTCATACTTGCCGCGCATAATGTCGACGATGTAAATGTCGCCGTTGTTGTCCATGCCAGCCACGACTGCCACGCTGTAGTCGGCAGTCTCTGTTTTCTTGAAGGCGGTGTCCACGCCGATGACGAGCGTGGCGAAGCGTTCAGGTGAAAGGTCTGCTGGATAGCGTTGCCACCACTCTGTCTTGATGATGTTACCGCCTTCGATGTACGGCTGCTGCTGGTAGAGCGAGGCGAACTCGCGCGGATTGAGACGTTGGCGGCGTTTGAGGTCTTCAATAGGAAAGCGTTCGGGCCAAAGTGGGGCTTCCGTTGTTTCGTTGATCGTGCGCTTGGCGTTGGAGACAGAGTTGATCTGTGATGTCGGCAGATACTGTGGGTGATCTTCAGGCAAATGGTTGCGGCGGATTTTGCCGCTGGGGACTTGCCTGATGGCTTGAAAGTTGATGTGTTTCCAGCGACCCTCGGCCCAATCTTCTGTTTGTTGCAGGCGGCCAGCGAGGTCGTCTGGGTGCCAGCGCGTGAGGATAATGATTTGCCTTGGCTTGGTGCCGTTTGCCTCTGGCTGTAAACGAGTGGCCAGCGCGGAGGTGTAATAGTTCCATGTTTTGTTACGTTGGGTCATGGACTCGGCGTCCTCTCGGGACTTGATGGGGTCGTCGACGAGCAAGAGGTTGGCTGGTCGGCCAGACGTGGTCCCGCCCACGCCGACAGCGAAGTATGCGCCGCCGTCTTCCGTGCGCCAGACGTCTGCTGCGCGGCTGTCTTGGGAAAGATGGAAGTCTGGGAATGCTTGAGGGACAATCTTGTCTTCTACGATCGAGCGAATTTGTCTGCCAAAGTCTGTGGCCAGTTGGCTGTTGTATGAGCATGACATAACGTAGCGATGTGGGTTGCGGGCCATGAAATATGAGGGGAATAACACTGTGCCAAATGTGGATTTAGCGTGACGAGGTGGCATTGTGATGAGCAGGTTGTCTGTGCCGAGCGTGCCTCTCTCTAGCTGGTCAAGAGCGTCGATCAATTCGAGTTGGAAGTTAGCGAGCTTCCATTCGGGCTGCATGAGCTTGACAAAACCCAAGAC